TTTAGCACTAGAGCCGACCACGTTATAACGCATGTAGGAATATACATGGGAGGAAACTATTGGATCTCGAATTTGTCAACTGGTAAAGATGTCCGTATTTTATCGACCTTTGGCACGTGGACAAAAACCTATTTCCAATGGGCTACACGTGTGCTATGAGAGCATATGAGATTTTAGGCGGCATTGTATTGGGCTACTTTGGTAGCGTGTTTTTACAAGCCGTGAAAGAGCTTATAAAGTTATGGATATAAAAGAGTTAACAATAATTTTTAACGTGCTCATAACCTGTTTTAATGCGGTTATGGGCGTTATTAACTATAGGCTAGGCAAACAACGAACAAAAGGAGAATGAGCCATGAGCAAAAGCAAGCGTAAAAGAAGACGTAAGAACATTTATTTTCAGCCGAAAATGTTAATTGGACAAGTAAAAAAGTTTCACATTTAAGAAAAAAGGGCGCTATGACAGGTTTTTGACAGTAAAAGTACCATATAAATCATGGTTTTATTGGCTAGAATAGAGAATAGGCGCAAAGCGGTAAGCCCTTTCCTGCTTTGCTTTAATCTTTCTTTGGCTTGTAAAGCTTCTATATCCCTTTGTTAGCAACCGGCACACAAGCTTGGTTGCTTTGTTTTTTCTAAGGAGGTACAGACACCATGAGCACCACAAAAAAACGTGGAAGACCAAATAAACTTACTAAAGAATTACAAGATAAATTATGCGGCTATATTGCCGAGGGAAATTATTTAGATACAGCTTGCCGCTTATCCGGCATTGATTACGCAACTATGCGCCGTTGGATATTGCAGGGCGAGCAAGACATGAGCGGCAAGTTTTTTGAATTTCAAGAAGCAGTACAACAAGCCGAGGCGGTAGCAGAAGCGGAACGAGTTAGATTGATTTTAAAAGCCGGTAAATACGATGATTGGAAAGCGAACGCATGGTATTTAGAGCGTAAATATCCCGAACGTTGGGGAAGGAAAGAGCGCATAGACGCCCATGTAACAAGTGAGCACACCGAGCGCAAAGAAATGCTAATAGAACACCAAATAGAAACAGACCCACAAACGGTTGAATTAGTGCGCCAGTTATGGAGAAGGCAACAATCATTGGAGCAAAACGAATGATAAGCGCAAAAGACCAAGAATTATATATAAGGGCGGCGGCACGTAAAGACTACGCTTTTTATTGTGAATTGGTGCATAACGGTAGATATATACCGGCTAGGCACCATTTTTTGTTGTGTGATGCCGTACACCGCATATGTGAAGGCAAGCTTAAAAAATTAATGGTTTTTATGCCGCCGCGCCACGGTAAAAGTCAAACGATAACGGAAACATTGCCGAGCTATTTAAACGGCAAATTCCCAAATAAAAAAGTAATGACCATTTCATACGGTGACAGCCTAGCAAAAGAGTTTGGACGAAAGAACCGGCAAAAGGTAAAAGAATACGGCAAAGAGATTTTTAATGTTGAGCTTGACCCTGCTAATAAGTCTATGAGCGATTACACAATCAAAGACAAGTTGGGCGGCTCTTATTTTAGTTCTATCTTGGGCGGCGTGACTGGACGCGGCGCACACTATTTAATTATTGATGACCCGATAAAAACACGCCAAGAAGCCGAGAGCGAGACATACCGCAACCGTGTTTGGGAAGAGTACCAAAGTTCACTAAGTACGCGATTAATGCCGAACGGTGTAACGATTGTGATTCTCACACGTTGGCACCATGACGACTTAGCCGGACGCATTCTAGCCAGTGAGCCGGACGAATGGGAAGTTATAAGCCTGCCTGCAATAGCAGAAGAAAACGACCTATTAGGGCGTGAAGAGGGCGAGCCTCTTTGGTCTGAATTTGGCTATGACAATGAATGGGCAGCAAAGAAAAAAGTGGAAGTTGGTAGCAAGGTTTGGTACAGCCTTTTTCAACAGCGACCCACACCGGATAGCGGCGATATATTTAAGCGTGATTGGATTCATTTCTACAAGACATTGCCGCAACTAGACGAGCAATTAATAAGCGTGGACGCCTCTTTTAAAGACAAAAAGACAAGTGATTTTTGTGTGCTCCAAGCATGGGGCAAGAAGGGCGCGAACAAATATCTTATAGACCAAGTGAGAGACAGAATGAACTTTCCACAAACCGTTGCCGCTATTCGTACTTTTTCCGCTAAACATCCAAAGGCTCATACAAAGCTAGTTGAAGACAAAGCAAACGGAACGGCAATAATTGACTATTTAAAGAAAGAGATTAGTGGAATGATACCTATTGAGCCAATGGGCGGCAAAACCGTGCGAGCGGATGCCATTAGCCCACAATGGGAAGCAGGCAATGTATTTTTACCGCATCCGAGTATATGCCCTTGGATTAATGATTTTATTGAGGAATTAATTCAATTTCCAGCCGGCAAGCATGACGATATGGTGGATGCAATGAGCCAAGCCCTTACACGTTGGCAAACCGCTATTAATTTCTTTATAGGAAGGGCGTAACTATCTTGTTTGAAACATTAGACGAAGGCGCTAAAAAAGCCTTTGAAGAGCTAACAGAAAACGCACAAGTAGCATTTGGATTTAGCAAGTATTCTTTCTTGCATGGGTGGAGCCTTTTATTTTTGGTTGTAGCCGTGGCAATTGTGTTTGCATTGATTTTAAACAACAAGGATGATTGACCATGTTTGACTATTTCAAGCATTGTCTACAGGATTTTAACGTTTTCATGTTCCTTGCTATTGTGATAGTCAATACAGCACTAAGCAAAGCAAATAGCACCAAGCTTTTAAAAGAGCAAAGCCAAGAACTGTATAACGAAATCGAAGAAATAAAAGACGAAATAAGAGAGTGTAGAAAATGAGTGAAACTATCACATTAACCATTATCGAATTTATAGCAAGCGTCATTGTTGAAGGTGTTATATTAGCCGGCATCTTTTCACATATAAGCAACCAAGCGCAAACCAAACAGCAACAGAACTTGCAACAAGAAATGAATAACATAGAAATCCAAAACAAGTTTATTTATACACAGTTGCAAGCCGAGATACACCGAGCCAAGCAAGACATACTAAGCGAAATAAAAGAGTCTCAACAGAATAATAAACAGGCGCCGACCCACAATGAATAGGGGGCGCTTTTTTCCGTTTGTAAATATACGAAAAGGAGGGGCAAAGCTTGAAATTTAACCCTTTCAGAAAAAAATCAATGCGTTATAGTCAGTTGTTGCCAAGTTGGAAGACAAACCAAGACGCAAAATTTAATGATTGGACAACCGAGAAAGCCATAAGCGAGGGGCTAAAGTCTAGCACATATGTATATGCCTGTATTCAGTTAATTGCTAGGAGCGCGGCAAGTGTGCCGTGGTACGCGTATAGACAAAAGCGCAATGGTGATTGGCAACAAATAAAGCGCCATCCTATGGAGCTTTTAATTGAGAATCCTACGCCCTTTCACAATCGAAAAGACCTTATAGAAGGCATGGTTCACCATTTATATTTGGGTGGGAATGCCGTGTTTACAAAGGTACGAGCCGGAGGGGTGCCGGTGGAGCTATGGCAATTGCCGCCGGATGCAATCAAGGTGATACCAAGTAAAACCGATTTTATTGACCATTATTTATACGAGAAAGACGGCGTAAGACAGCGCTTTGAACAACGCGACATTATGCACAACAAATTCTTAGACCCTGCAAACCCTTATTGGGGCATGGCACCGCTACAAGCCGGAGCAAGAACGGTTGATAGTGAAGTTGAAGCCGTGCGCTTTCAAAAAGTTTCACTTCAAAACCGTGCCATTTCAGACGGTATTTTCACGTTTGAAAGCCATTTGACACGTGACCAATGGGAAGAGGCACGCCAAATGATACGCGACCAACACCAAGGCTTTGAAAATGCACGCTCGCCGTGGGTATTAGGAGCAGGCGCCAAGTGGCAACAAATGAGCCTATCACCGGCGGAGCTAGATTTTTTAAATAGCCGCAAATTTACACGTGAAGAGATATGCACAATCTTTAATGTGCCGCCGCCGATGATTGGCGTATTAGAGAACAGCACATACAACAATATCGAAACAGCAAGGAAGATTTTTTGGCAAGACCATTTGGTGCCGCTACTTGAAGATATTAAGAATTGCTTTAATCAGTCCATAGCGCCGGAGTTTGGGCAAGGCGTTATTTTGGATTATGACCTTTCAAACGTGGAGGCACTACAAACAAGCAACACGGAAAAAATGGCAACAGCCGCACAACTTTTTGCAATGGGTGTGCCGTTTAATATTATCAATCAGCGCTTAGACCTAGGCTTTGACGATATAGAAGGCGGCGACATGGGCTATTTACCAAGCGGATTAATGCCGGCGACTATCCTAGAGAACATGGAAGACCCGACACAACAAGAAGACCCACAAACTACGCCGCCGGATGAAGAGCCGCCGCCGGATGATACAGAACAACCGGCAGACGATTCAGAAGAGCCGACACAAGCCGGAATGGGTTCATTTAATACTAAGAGTAGGGGCACCGCTCAAAATCAAAAAGCAAGCGGTTACAGTGATGCTCAAAAGGATTTTCATTTCAAGCGTATTGACCGAAAGCGTGAGCAATGGGTTTTAAACATGACACGCAAAAGCGCCAAGCTTTTTGAAAGTGAAGGCGAGCTATTAGCCAAGGCGGTTAAAAGCGGCGATTGGAAAAAAGCGCTAGAGAAGAACGCCGCCAAGTGGGAAACCTTTTTAATA